AGTTTGTGTTATTTTTTCTAGATGCCATAAAATAAGCATTTTTGCTAGTATAATTACTGACTTGAAAACCCCCTCCCTCACTAATATTATTTCCATTATTTATGCCTGATATTAGTTTATTGGTTTCCCATGGGCTTATTGCATTAGAATTATTATTTGGGCCATCCCTAAATCCCATACCAGCTCCATCGTCAGTTCTTGTCAAAACATTATTATAATAAGCTCCAAAACTAGAATCAGATAACTGATAATTTGTTCCATCAGATACAGAAAATAAAGTATCAATGTAGCTACTAGTACCATTTCCTGTAAAACCAGCATTAGTTGCAAATGTAGGTGAACTATTTGCAGTCATCGTTATTAATCTGACCCAATCAATTAATGCAAAATCGGAATCTCCATCAGTTGCCAATACACCAAATGCATCCAAATCAGACCAAATCCCATTTGACTTTAAATCTAACACAAGTTGATTTTGCAAAATTTGTTGATTTTCACTTGGTAACGTATAACCTTCAGAAGTTGCAAAGTCTAAAACAGCTTGATAATCTGAATCAAAACCAGAACCACTTAACAAAGTTTCCCCTGCATTTGATTTATCGTAAATGCTACCCCATCCAATATCATTATTAGCACCCTGACCCCATCCAATGTTATTAATTACTCCTTTTCCCCAGTCACTCATAATTATTATATTTGCATACCACCAAAGTAAGAATCTCTACTTGGGTATCGGTCGTCATTTTGTTAGTATTATACTCAGGATAGGTTTGTTGGTTGTATGGCATAAACTCAATAAATTGATTTGTGTAATACTGTGCCAAATTCCTATACTTATTAATTAGATAATCTAAATCCTCTTTGCTTGCGAGTTCTGCTGTTTCGCTTGTATGCCTAAGAACCCCCTTATTTGTTATCTCAAACGCTCCTACGCCAATGTATTCCACCATTGCCCAGTAGATAGTCATATCCTTCACAAACTTGTCTAGTAGTATCTTTTCGGGGTCTGTGTTGTTACCTGAAAAAGTACCGTTTTGACTTCCGTTGTTAGTTACATATAATTCTAGTCTTTGGAAAAGTTTTGTACCTAAATAGTTTTGAATGTGTATCTGTTGAGCTATTTTAACAAACTGTAAGAACTTGTCAGGGTCTACTGAACCACTTACAATGCTGTTAGCCTTTATATCGTTTTGTGTTACAAATAGTGTGATTGCCATAATTATCTTTTATATCCGTTGTTAGGCATGTCTTTTGGCTTCATAGCGACCTCTTTAGGGTTTCGGACTCTGTAACCTTCTCTTTCTGCTTTGCCTGTGCTTATGCGTGGCGCTAGTGGACTCTTAACGTCTATGCTTCCCTTCTTTTTAAAAGTTAGTCTCATAAATTTATGGTTGCAATTTGGACCGCCTTTGTATTTCCAAATACTATAAGTTGATGCACCATTAACTCCAAATCCTGCATTAACCGCACTTGAACCCATAGAGATTAAATCTTCTTTTCTATAAATCTTGTTTGCGCTTACCATTTTTTTACAAAACTCTCTACTATTTGCAGTTGTGGTTTCAGGCGAATACTTATATCTTACCTTGAAATTAATACCATCAATCGTTTCATCTTGTCCGCCTTTTAAGTTTGGTCTCGCTGTGCCTGTGCTTACTAGATTTATTGCCTTTTGTAGAGTGGTTGTGCTTTTATAGTTGGCTTCTTCTAGTAGCTCATCCATTTCATCCTCTGTCTCTTCGTCTACTTCTCGCTCGTCTACCAACTCCCAATCATCGCCAACCTCTTCGCCTAATTCTTTAAGTTGCTCAAAGGCTTTGTTTAAATCCTCATCGGTTGGCTCTTGCTTTGACATTTCTACACCAGTCTGCTTTTCTTCTTCGTCATCGCTCAATGGCTCATCAACTTGCATGAAGTCTAAAGGCTGGATAGTCTTAAAGTATAAGTCTAAAGAAGTAGGGCATATCTCTTTTATAATGTCAATTAGTTGATTTTGGTAAACTCGAATAACTATATTTTCAAAAAGTAAAGTTGCATTCTTAATCTCGTCTGCATTGTTGCCTAATCCGCTCTGTCCATCTCGAATACCTAATAGCATCGGAGACGTTACAGAATGCCCTACAATCAATTTGTTAAAGCATTCCTTAGATAAGTATTCGTAATGAGCTGGGGCATCGTTGAGAGGTATGCTGTCTATTGTTGCCTTGTGGTCTTTGTCATCATTAAATACAACTACAAACTTTTTCCCCTTGCTCCCTGTTAGTTTCTTTGTTGCCTCTCCTGCAATGTCTCTCCTCTTGTCTTCGTCTTCTGGTACTGCGTTGTTGAAATTAAGAAGTGTCGTAGGACTAAAACCATTCTGAGCATCGTTAATTAGATAGTCTGCGATTTCTTCTTCTAGTAAAGCATAAGGTAAACTTGCTATGTATTCTGGCGGCTGGAAGTATTCAAATCCCGAAACGTAACCTTGCCAAATATATATCTCAGGTTCGTTTCCGTTACCTTCTCCAAATGCTGCTATTGGCTCAGCTTCGTCTGATTTCTTTTTGTTTTTCCAATCGTTAAAATATAACCAAGTCTTAATTTTTCCAAACTTGTCTTTTTTCGTTGGTCTTAACGTTTGCATCGGAAAGTGTTCAGTTCCTACAACTTTTCCCTTTTTGTATAGGACTTGAATTGCAGCCATGCCCAACGCCTTACGGTCATAGATTATTTTTCGTAAATCACTAGGTCTAAAATAAGTCATTATCTTAAGCCATTCCGAAGTTCTGTTTTCTGCATCTGTAGCCGCTAAACCTTTACCATAAATAAGATTTGATATACCTTTTATGATAGCTCCATTAGTTGAGCTTCCTGTAATACGTTCAATTAAGTAGTTGAAATAGTCGTTGTTGTCTCCGTATTCTACGTAATTATCGTTTTTAACCTCAGTAATGGATGGACTTGTATAGCTAGACAAGTTAACTATATGCGTATTTTTCTCATTTATCATAATGTGATGTATTCATTATCGGAATTAATACGGTTTCCCTTGTTATAACTGTCCGAATCCGTACAATATGCGGTGTTTCGGTAGACTAAATCGCTAGTATTTTGCTTAAAAACCTCAATTATATACGTGTTTTCGTTGGTAAAAATTAAAACCTTCTGTATCTTCTATTTGAAAATAGTATAATTCCTGCGTTAAAGCTTTGGTTTTATCGTAGGTTAAAAGCCTTTGACGTCTCATTTGTTACCTTAATGTCGTATAAACCGCTGACATTCTGGGTAAATATGATTAAAACTGTGGTGCTTTCAGTTACTTTCATATCTAATATACTTTCATTCCTTACTATTTGTAACATAATTAACAAAAAAAAGCCTATCAATTAAGACAGGCTTTCATTATTTATTATAAATCATATTAAGTTCCTACAACTATTGTAGTTTGAGTATCGTCCCCTATAATTGTAGGGTCTACTAAGTAGCTCAATTCTCTTTCCTGTGCTGTAATCGTTAAGTTATAGCCTGAAAGTTCTCCCATTGCTGAGCCTGTAACCTGATTTACAGATACAGTACAACCGTTTTCAATTCCTACAAGTAAAAAGTTACCGTTATAGTCCTCCACAAAGACCTGAGGTCTCCCAAAGCTTGCTAGTTGCAATTCATCTCTAGTTGTAGCACCAATCTGTTTTAAGATTGCGGTAAAAGTAGAGGTCACAAATGAAGTTCCCGTTTCTTCCGAATTTTCGTTAGCATCCTCTAGGTTATGTCCTGAACTTCTAAGCTCATATTTGTACAACTCTAAAGGTGTATCTGGACTTGTCAAAAGTGAGGTAACTAATCCAGCAGTTTTTTCAAATTGCTTGTAAATTAGAGGTTCAAAGTTGGCGAAGTAAAAGGCTTTAACCCCTCCAACGCCTGTTTTGCAAGGTGTGTCTAAACGACCTTTTGTTATATCACATGCCATATTTATAAAGTATTATAAAGGGAGCTATTAACTCCCTTTTGATTAATCTGGATTTGCGCTATTTACGATTCCGTATGTTACGATGTCCTTTGCAAAAGTATACTGAACTGCTGCTGTAAATCTCATAACAAATCTTACGTTTTTACTTCCGTCAGTTTCTGCCATATCAATTAGCCTTACTTCTGAATGATCGGAAAGTAAACCAGTTCCGAACTTAAGGTTTGAAACTCTAGTCGCTAACATTGTATTTGCAGCTAGTCCGTATGTCATAAACAACTGAACTCCATCAAATTCTAAAGCTCCTAAACTTTGGTTGTTACCTTGGTTATTTACACCAGCAGCACCTTTACCGTTAGCACCAAATCCACCTAAAGCTCTTGTATAAGCTTTGTAAACATTTGTTGCTACGTAGATTCTCATATCTTCTTTTCCGTAGAGTCTGTTAGGTATTGCATCGACTACTTCTCCAAGCTCATCAGCTACATTTTCAGCAGTTACGGTAGTTCCTGTGATTTCTTGATCTGCTGGAAGGTCTGCATCGTCTGCAACAATAGTAGTAAATCCATTGTACTCTCCCGTGTTAGATGCTACACCTCTCCAAATGCTTCTCTCATTTGCTTCTGCTACTTTAGCAACGTATTCAGCAATGATAAAGTCAGCAAAGGTTTTAGGTATTACATCGAAAGCAGAAAATCCCATTTCGATTGCATCCCAAGTATCAATAAAATCAGTCTTACAAAATTGCTGATTTACTTGAAGCTCTTTAGGTTCTAAAACTCTTTCGAGTAAAGTAACACTAGAAGATGCAGAAAAATCACAAGTTGCATCTGCGATAATGTCGCCAATACTTGCTGGTCTTAATGTTTTACGAAATTTGATATTTGGAATAATGTCTACACCTCCCTGCTCTAAAGTTGGGGATGAAAATAAAGCCGCTGCAACGTAAGGCATTGCGCCTTCTCCTGCATAGCTAGTTGTAATGTTTGTTGTTGTTGCCATCTTTTTTGGTATTAAATTGGTTTATGAAAATAATTTCTGGAAGACAACGCTCTTGGTGTCTCCTTTTCTTTTCTGTGCGTATAGGTTAATATTCTTTTTAACTTCCTTTTCGGGTGAGTGCGTTACCTTTTTTACAGGCTCTTCTGCGCTTAACTCTTCCTTTTTAATCTCTTCTTTTACAGGCTCGGCTTTTGCTAAATCCTCCTTAGACATTTCTTCTTTGTCCTTGCCTTCAATCATGCCCCTTAATTCGTCCATTTCTTTTTTGAGGTTTTGCATGTCCTCTTTAGAAGCGAACTCCATTTTGTCCTCTTTTAAGTCTTCCTCTTCTGAGTCGGCTTTTATAATCTCTTTAACTACGCCTTCCTCTTCCACTACAACCACATCGCCATTTTCTAGCTCGTGATTTGCTACGGGTGCTGGGAGTCTTTCCCCGTCTTCGGTCAATACAAATATTGCCTTGCCTTCAATTTCTACGGGTGTACCGTCTTTAAGTACAGCCTTTTCTAGCTTTACTTCTTTTTTGGATTCTTCGCCTGTAAGCATTACACCTACTTTGCTGGCAATTTTATCCAAAAGTGTTTCCTTTGTTTCGCTCATTTTAACCTCTATTTGATTGTTTAATTCTTATTCCATTTGCTTCTTGAACGTCTGAGGTGTTTTGTCCTACAGTCGCTCCTATCCCCTGAGCTTGCAAGCTGCCATCGCAACACTCAGCCTTGTAAGTGCCATCTTCGCAAAGACAACCTCTTTTACTATTTTTAGGACTTGTCCTACTTGGTGTTTTTCCTTTTTTCTTTGCCATTTTTAAATAATATTTATAATATTGCCATTATTTCAGTTAATATTTCTATTTCTTTGTCTTCTTTGCTTGGTTCTTTTTCTCTAGTTTGTCCGAAAAGAACCCCTCAATACTAAAGCCTTTTATCTTGCCTTCTTTTGCTAGGTTGTAGACTTCTTGGTTGTCTGCTTTCATAGAGATACACCAAGTACCTACTGGAACATCTAAGCCGTAAAATGCTGACTTATCCATTTGCTTGTCTTCTGTTAACCACGACTCAAAAATGGTCATTCCCTTGACTTGCTTAGCGTGTTCTTCGGTTACTTGGTCACTATATTTATTCTTTGCAAACATTAAGGCAATCTTTGAAATGGTTCTTTTGAAAATATATGTAGTATTCCTTATCGTCTTCAACTCTTAATATAGGTTTGTTTGGAATGAGTGCAGCACCTAATAAGATACGTCTCTCTTTGCTCACTTCTGCAAGCTCTATTTTAGTTTCGTCTGCTAATGTGATGAAGTTGCTCTCTATTGCTGGGTCTTCTACAACGCTAACAGCGTGTACTCCTAGCTTAACATTTTCTTCGTCGACGTACATCTCTCTTAAGTCCATAATCAAAATACTTGTAATAAGCTGATTTGTTACGGATTTTAACATAAAAACCCTGTACAATCAAGCACAGGGTTTAACCTTGTCGGGTAATTAATCTTAACCTAAACTAGAATTACCTTGTGTATTCCTGTCTAGCTCTTGCTGTGTGGTTATGTCCTTAGAGACTACGTAAGCTCTTGCAGGTTTGCCTCCTTGTGTATTTATCGCATCTGTTATTTGGTTGCTCCCTGAGTCTCCTACGACGTTAAAACTAGGTGCGACTGCTTGGGGTGCTACCGCTTGTGCTGACCTTGTACCTCCACTCGCTCCACCTCCTCCCGTTGCTCCTTTTACCGTTGGTAGTTTTGTGCTTAGAATCTTTTTAACCGTTGCAAATCCTGTCGCTGCTGCCGCTGCTACTGCTGGTATAGCAGCTGGAAAACCAAGCGCGACACCTGCTGTTATTCCTTTGTATGTATCAATTAATGCGGTTGCAATACCTACCGCTTTTTGTGCTTCTGCTGATTCAGAAAGCAAAGAACCAATTTGACCTAAACTTTGTTGAGCCATTTGAACCTTCGAATCGTTTACTTTCTTGTCTATGTCTTTGTCAGTCTCTGCTTTTTTCTTGTTAAATTCTGTAATCTTATCTGAGCTTGCTTTTACCTTTTGGTCTAGCTCAAATTTTTTCTGAGCAAACTCAATCTCAGCATCTATTCTTGCTTGTGTTTCTGCCTTGGTATTGTTAATTTTTTCCTGTAATCTTTTAGTTTCAAATTCTCGCTCATCTACTGCAATTTCTTTTAACCTCTTTAGCCTTTTAAGTTCCCCTTCTATTTCTTCTGCTGCTGCTCTTTTCTTTTCATATGATAGTTTGCTTTCGGCTTCCGTTCTACTATTTTGTAATTCTAAAAGTTCACGCTCTAAACTTGCCTCGTTTTGCTTTTGCTCAGATTGAAATCCTTTAATAGCCGCTAACACTGCCTCTTCTTCTGCTTGTGCTTGTATTAAAGCAACGTTATTAGCGACGTTATCATTTACCTTTACTTGTAGTTCTGCTGCTTTTATTTGCGCCCTTGCCTCTTTTAATTGCGCCTTTTGTTGTTTTTCTAAAACATCGTTTAATCTATCATTTGCTTTTATCCTTTCTGATATTCCAATCCTATCATCGTCTCTTATCTGTCTTTGTTTTTCCGCTTGTTTGTCGTACTTCTCTATAAGTAGTTGTTGCTGTGCTGCGGCTAGTTTAGCTGCTTTTCTAGCTTCTACTAATTCGTCTGCTTGTTCCTTTGCTGCGGTTACGCTTATCTTTCCTAGCTCAGTCTTAGCGATTTTTACAGAAGTTCCGATTTCTCCAATAGCCTTAGAAAAGTTTTCTGCTATGTCAGTGCTTGCATCAATAGCATCTTTACCAACTCCCACAATGTCTAGCTTAGTTTGAGCTATTCCTTTGTTTAATTCTTCTATTGTGTTCTGGTCTTTGTCTCCAAAGAATGACTGCTCCCAAGCTAGTTGAGCTTGTTGCAATGCCAACTTAATAGCTAAAAATGAAAGTTTCATCGGTGTCAAAGCAAGCGTAACTATTCCACTTACTACTTTTCCCAATGCCGTGAAACCGCTTGTTGCCTTTATAACGGAATTAAATATATTTACAACTGCGGTTGTTAGTTGTGAAAAGACAATGTTAACAGTTTCAAAGACTGAATTAATCCCATCCATTATCTTTTGATTCTGTAGAAATGCGCCTGTAAGTTTAGC